CGACCTGAACGCGGACGGCGTCTACGAGCTTTCCCTCGTGTCCGCCACCGACTTCGGCTACTGGCCGCACTCGCAGCCGTCGCACATGCCGTATCGGGGCGTCGAACTCCTGCCGTGGCGGACCGCGATCTCGGTTTGGCCCACGACGCAACGGAGCATTCAGATCGCGGGCTCGTGGGGCTACTCGGCCGAGTGGGAAACGGTCACTGGCTACACCGTCCAGAACAGCCCGCTCGCCGCGGATGGCACCAGCCTGACGCTTACCTCGGGGCACGGCATCCAGGCCGGTGAGACGCTGCTCATCGAGTCTGAGCAGGTGTCCGTGACGGCCGCGCCAACACAGACCACGCTGACCATCGAGCGCGCCTACAACGGCACCACGGCCGCCGCGCACGCGAACGCCACTGCAATCAGCCGCCGCCGGTATCCACGGCCCATCGAGCAGGCGGCGGTCATGCAGGCGATCCGGTGGGCATGGGAAGCGCAGGGCGGCATGCAAGGATCGGTCCTGCAGACGGAGTACAACATCGGCGCCGGCCGGACGCTTTACCCGATGATTCGCGACTCGCTGGAGCCGTTCCGGCTGAAGGCGTTAGTGGCATGACCGGCGTATCAAGCGTCACCAAGCGCGGCTCAACCACCATCAGCATCGATATGTCCGGGCCGGTGTTCCTGCTCGGCGGCGACTCGCAGCTGGTGTTTCGCACGCTCCACAAGCGAATCGAGGACATGGGCGACATCGCGCTCGACCTCGCCGTGAGCGCGTGGTCCGACAAAGGCCGCTACGTCTCGACACTCGGGAAGTTTCCGTCCGAGGACAAGCTGTTCACGATCGTGCGCTCGCGCTGGTGGGGGCGCCCGTACCCGCAGAACGCGACGGCCGAAGCTGCCGGCGGGCCGCTTCTGTCGTGGTGGCTGGAAAAGGGCATGCGCGGCGGCGTGAAGCTGCGCAGCGGCACGGTCCGCTGGCAGCGCACAGGTTCGGCCATCAAGGCGATCGATCAGCAGGCTTGGTTCGCCGACGCCGTAGCGGACGTGCTCAATGGTTGACGTTGACGCGCTCTACGAGGTCATTTCGCGAACCATCACGAACGGATACGGGACGACTGCTCCCGTGCAGGTGTGGGTGGGCCAACCGAATGGCCTAGTGCCGGGCCCTGGCCCCTTCGCGGCGTTCTGGTTCACCGGCGAATCTGACAAAGAGGAAACGCTGGGAAACGTGATGGTCTGGCTCGATTTCGAGGTGGCGTTCATGTGGCACTACGGGCTTGACCTCGAAACCAGAGGCAAAGTCGAAAGGGCAGTAACTCGGGGATGCAGGGAGGTTCAGGCGGCCTTGCGACTCAACAGCAAGCTCGACGGGCTAGTGGAAGGCATGCGCATCAGTGACGCGCAGATTGGCCCTCAGGAATTCGGCGGGGCTCCGTATCGCTCCATGCAATTCACACTTCAAGTGTGGTGTCCGGAAGAGGAGGAGATCGTCGCGTGAGTTGGAAGGTGGCGAACCCGCACAAGCACCCAAGGAAGATCCCGATTCTCCAGAACGGGGAGCGGACGTGGTTCGAGGGTGACGTGTACGACGGCGATCCGGCCGCATGGCTGATCGAGCAGGGCTACATCGTGGAGGTCAAGGACGATGGCGAAAAGCAACGGGCTGGGGGATAACCTCTTCGTCCACGGCATCGACGCGAGCGGCGACGTGGGCGCGGTGAACACGATCGCCGGCCGAAAGGCCGTGCTCGACGTGACCGCCATCAACGCCTCGGCCGTCGAGCGCATCGGCGCCCTCGGTGACGGCGAGATCTCGTGGAACGCGTTCTGGAACGACGGCGCTGCGGCCAGCCGTGCGGCTGCTGCTGGCTCCACGTTCTACCAGTTCTCCAGCCTGCCCACCACGGACATCGTGGTGACGTACTGCCGCGGTACCACGCTCGGAAACCCGGCCGCGTGCCTGAGCGCCAAACAGGTCAACTACGACCCCACGCGCGGGAACGACGCGTCGCTCATGGCGACCATTCAGGCGCTCGCCTCGGCGGGTTCGCCGCTTGACTGGTGTAAGCAGGTCACGGCGGGCAAGGTCACGCACGCCTCAGCCACCACGTCCACGGGCTACGTCGACACGGCGGGCACGACGGCGGGCGGCGTCGGGTACTTGCAGTATTTCTCGCGCTCGTCCGGCACCCCCACGTTCATCATCCAGCACAGTTCGGACACCACAAACGGCACAGACGGCACATGGGCCACGCTGCTCACGTTCGCGGGCACCGGCGGCACCACGGCGTTCGGTGAGCGCAAAGAGGTCACGGGCACGGTCAACAAGGGCATTAGGGCGCAGACGACCGGCACGTTTTCGAACGCGATCTTTGCGATGGCGTTCCGGCGCGGCACCACGGTCGACGACAAGAGCCTAGCCTGATGACCCGCATCTACCTTCCGGCAAAGACGACGGTACGACGCTTCGGGCAGCCGGCGGCGACGTGGAACGGGCCGTATCTCCAGTGGGCGAACTGGCGCACGCCGGTCGCCCCTGGGATGCAGGCTGCGCGGCTCAGCGTGCCGATGCGGCAGGCGACGTGCGAAGAGGTTTCCTGTACGTGGTTCATGTTCGGTCACGAGGGCGAGGATCCCGACAAGAACGGCGTGATGGCGCCGTTCGTTCACCCGGCGGGCGTGCGCTGCGGCGACTTCAAGCGCTGCTGGCATCCGAACTGCCCGTGTCCCGCGCGTGCCAAGCAGCACCGCGTGCCGGATGAGCGGTACCAACTGCTGCACCGCGTAGGCACCACGCAGGGCGTGCGCACCGTCACGAACGACGAGTGGAAGTACCGCGTGGCCGAAGGGCTCGACGCGCAGGTGCACATCAAGACTCGGGGGCTGTAACCGAGTCTCTCGCTGATCCCCCCGGACGCTGAGTCCAACACCTCTAAGGGGTTGGACTTGGCTAAGGAAAACGGGATCGGCATGACGTGCACGATCGACGATTCCGGTGGAACCGGGCGCGCGATCACGAACGACATCACAAACCTCGCGTTCACCACTCCGCGCGGCCTTCAGGACGTGACCGGCCTGAACAGTTCCGGCGTCGAGCGGCTGCTGCTGCTTGCGGACGGCACCGCGACGTTCAACGGCGTGTTCAACGACGCGACCAACCAGGCTCACGACGTGTTCAAGACGGTTCCGACGACCAGCGTTTCGCGCACCGCCGTGATCGTGCACTCCGGCCAGACCATGACGATGGAACTGATGCTGACGGACTACCCGCTCACCCGAGCGGCTGACGGTTCGCTCACTTTCGCCGTGCCCGGTTCGCTCGCGAACGGCACTGCACCGACGTGGAGCTAGCCTGATGCGCGTACCGCAGAGAGAGGGCGTCGTCACCTTCGAGGGAACCCCCTACGAAGGCGCGGAAGTGCGGTTGCGGCTGTCAGCACCGATGAAGCTGCTGTTTCAGTTCCAGTCGATGGACGGCTCGGACGCGCAATCGTCCGAGGAAACCGTGCGCATGTTCGGGGACAAGCTGCTCATCAGCTGGAACTTCGAAACCGAAGACGGCGACAAGCTGCCGGCAAACGCGGACGGCCTGTTGGAAATGCCGATGGACTTCACCGTCGAACTGTTCAGGAAGTGGGCGGAGGCGGCCACCGGCATCCCCGCCCCTTTAGGAGCCGCCTAGAGCTATGGGCGTGGACCGGTTGTAACGAGCATGGCGTGCCAACCGGTCCACCCATAGAGCTCGAACAGGCGCGAGCCATCGACGGCCTGTGCCAGCGTTACAGCTGCCTGCCGTCCCAACTGCTGAATGAGGACGTGTCGCTGCTGCGCATGCTCTCGCTGGTTTCCATTGCCGAGATAGGGGCGAACAATGGCGGGTAACGTCGTCAGCGTCAAGATCGTCGGCAAAGACGAACTGACGCCGCAACTTAAAGCCTCCACCGTCGCGCTCGGCACGGCGATGGGGCAACTGGCGACGCAGGGTATCGCCAAGGTCGCCGGCGGCATCGTAGACACCATCAAGGTCGCGGCCAACTTCGAATCCGCGATGAACCGTCTCGGGGCGGTCTCCGGCGCTTCGGCGTCCCAGATGGACAAGCTGAAGCAGGCCGCGCTCGACCTCGGGAAGAGCACCAAGTTCTCAGCGTCCGAGGTTGCATCCGCCGAGTCCGAACTGGCGAGGGCTGGCGTGTCCGTGGCCGACATCCTCGGCGGTGCGCTGTCGGGCTCGCTGAGCCTCGCAGCGGCCGGCCAGATCGACCTCGCGGACGCTGCCACCGTCGCGGCCCAGGCGATGAACATCTTCGGCCTCGCAGGCTCGGATGTGGAGCACGTGGCCGACGTGCTCGCCGCCGGCGCGAACAAGTCTGCTGCGGACGTGGGCCAACTCGGGCAAGCGATGCAGCAAGCGGGCCTCATGGCCAACAACGCGGGCTTGTCGCTCGAGGAAACAGTCGGCGTGCTGTCGCTGTTCGCGGACAACGCGCTCATCGGCTCTGACGCGGGCACGTCCCTCAAGACGATGTTGCAGAAGTTGGCCGCGCCTTCGAAGGAGTCCGCCGCGGCCATGGCGGAATTGGGCATCGCTGCCTACGACTCTTCGGGCGCCTTCGTCGGCATCAGCGAGTTCGCGGGCATCCTGCAGGAGAAGCTGGGCGGGCTGACGCAGCAGCAGCGCGACGCCGCACTCGCCACCATCTTCGGCTCAGACGCCACGCGCGCCGCCACACTGCTCATGGAATCCGGCAAGGGCGTGGTGCAGGACTACACCGCCGCTGTCAACGACTCCGGCGCGGCAGCGCGTGCTGCAGCTGCGAACACGGCCGGGGCAGCTGGCGCCTGGGAGCAGCTTCAGGGTGCCATCGAAACGATACAGATCGAACTCGGGACGGCGCTTCTGCCGATATTGGCGGACGTGGCGCTGTGGCTGGCGGATAAACTGCCCAAGGCCGTGGATGAACTGAAGAACTCGTGGCGCCCGGCGTTTGAAGGCGCGGCAGCAATCGTGGACGACCTTCGCGGGCCGCTGTCGAAGCTGATGGATCAGTTCGAGAAAGACGAACTCGTGCGCTCGTTCGCGATCGCGCTCGGCCTCGTGGCTACGGCGATGGCCGCATTGGCAGTTGCCACGACCATCGCGACCGGCGGATTGAACCTCATCATCCCGGCCGCGCTGGCGCTAACTACGGCGACCGTCTACCTCATCCGCAATTGGGACGAGGCGCGGGGGGCGCTGGACAAGTTCGGCGCCATGGGCGAGTCCATCGGTTCGATCATGGACGGGCTCAAGGAGGTGTTCCGGGGCTTCGCGGCGGTCATGCGCGGCGACTGGTCGAACGCGTGGCGCCATTTCGCCAACGCCGGCCTGGAAGCGCTCGAAGCGCTTGTGAATCACGCGATCACCTACTTCAACCTCATTCTGCGGGCGTACAACTCCACGCTCGCGAAGCTGCCCGGGTTCGGCGGCGTCGGCCTCATCGGCGACGTGCAGCTGCCCAAGTTCAACACCACGGACGGTGGCGGGGGCGGCGACCCGCGCATGATGTACGACGGCCCGATCGGCCCGCTCGACATTCAAGGCCCTATCGACTACGGCAACGCTGGCGCAGTCAACGGGCGCGCGTTCACGGCCGGTCTGGCTGGGGCGCTGTCCGGCTCTGGCTCGGGCGGTGGAGGAGGTGGTGGCGGCGTCGCGGAGGTAGCGAAGACTGCCGCCGAAGAGTTCGCGGCTGCGTGGAAGGAAAGCCTTCAACAGCAGCAGCTAGAGGACGCCTTCGGGGAAACCGGCGCGAAGCTCGCACTGACGTTTCAAGAAGCACTTACGAACCCGGCCGCCGCGCGCGGTCTGCCTGACATGGTGATGCGCATCATCGACGACCTCAAAGAGGCGGGCTTACCGAATGCGCAGGAGCTTGGGGACAGACTGGCCGCAGCCATCGCGGAAGGACTGGCTACCGGCTCGGGCGTCGCGCTCGACGCGGTGCTCACGGAAATTGCCGCCAAGATGGGCGAAGGCGCCACCAACGCCATCGACGCGTTCACCGCCGGCTTCCTGGGCGCGCAGAAAGACCAGCAGGAAGAGGACCGCATCGGCAGCATCGGCGTGCGGTTCATGGAACAGCTCGAGGAGGGCCTGAAGAAGGGCGGCGCGAAGGCGATGCAGGCCATCGGCGCATCTGCCCAGGGCATCGTCCAGCAGCTGAAAGACAAGCTGCCCGAGGGCGAAGCCGCCCGCATCTCCACCGATTTCATGCAGGCGTTGCAACGCGCCATCACGGAAAAGACGCCCGAGGCCATCAAGGCGCTCGACGACATGTTCGTGAAGATCAAAGCCGTGTTTGACGGTGGGCGCGTCATCCTCGCCACCGGAGCCGTCGTTGCGGGCACGGAAATCAAGAAGCTGACGGACTTGCTGAAGATCGGCGCGGACGATGTGGTCAAGAACATTGACCTATTGATGAAGTCCGGCCTGATGGGGATTCTCGGGAACGTCAAGGTCATCAGCGAGCAGATGCGGCTCGAAATCGTCCGTATCCTCACCGACCTTTCGAACGGCGTCATCACGGCGCAGGCCGCACTCGAACAGCTGACGCGTGCAGCCGGCGCTGTCGGCTCGGCGGCCACCGGC